GCAGACAGGCAAGGTTGGGCATTATTCACCAGTACACCTCGTGGTTTCAACTACTTGCACAAGCTTTACGAGTTTGGACAAAGCCCCGACTTCCCGGATTGGGAGTCCTGGAAGTTTCCAAGCACTTTATCCCCGTATTTCAAAGATGATGTTAAAGAACTAGAGAGGACATTGACCCGTGAGACATATTTACAAGAGATCATGTGTGAATTCCAGAGCTATTCTGGAAAAGTTTATCCGATGGACCGGTTCACGCAAGTCACCGACACAGTTAAGTACGACCCATCCAAGCCGGTATATTGTGGATTGGACTTCGGATATCGCCACTCCGCAGCAGTGGTCATCCAGCTCCACAACGAGCGCAAGGGCTTTGCCGACGTACACCAGATTGACGAATTGAGTTTAAAGAATGTCAAAACGGAAGACTTTGCCAAGAAGTTAAAGGCATTGCCGTACACATTCACCGGCATATGGGGAGATCCGGCGGGGAGTGGCACTAATCTTCAGAGTGGAATTTCAGATATAGCCGTGTTTCGCCAGCATAATTTAAAAGTCAACATTAGAAGAGATTCCATCACCAGGAACGTGGTATCTGGTGTATCGCATGTACGAAGGTGGTTTGAAGATGCAGCCGGAGACACGCATTTCTATATTAGTGATAAGTGTACCGAAAGCATTCAGGCATACGAGAATTACCACTACCCGGAGCATCGCGAGAACAGCGCACTCAGGCATGAACCGCAGAAGGATGGCAAGTTTGATCACCATTGTGATGCGTTACGTTTTTTACTCACTAACCTATTCCCGATGCGCTCCCGCAGTGCGGGTGTCATCGATTGGCTATAAATATGATATGCTAACGATTCCAGATTTAAGTCAGGGCGCGGTACAAACCGCACTGAAAAAGAAATTACGATATATAGAAGATGAGCGTGTCAGAGAGCGCGATTATTTGATGGATTGGTACGAAGGTATTAATTTGGAGAGTTATGTAGCGAACTACTTTGGCGCAGAAACCTTGAGGCAAGCAGTGATCCCGCAGAACAATCTCACCCGGCGTGTGTGTTCTCTTCGCTCAATGACCTACAAAAGACCACCCAGGATGCGCTCCAGTGAGTCATATATTTCTCTGATCGACAAACATAGTTTGAATGCCCAGCGCCGTATGCTTGAGCGTTTAACATTTTTACTTGGCAATATGGCATTCCGTAGTGTGTGGAACGAAATGACAGGCAAGATCGAATATGAGATCTTGAGTCATTTTGAGCCATTATTTTTAGCTGGTAATTCCAGAGATAAACCGGTGGGAGTATGCTATCCCATCGAATATCAAGGCAATGCCAGAATGGATGCACCGCTTCATGCGGTATGGACCCATGACAGCCATTATCTCTTAGATGAGCATGGGAATAAGGTATCGGTGAATGAAGGCGATGTTAATCCATACGGCATTCTTCCAGTTACATTCTCTCACCGCTACCCACCGATCAGAGATTATAGTGTTGGGAATGCAATGGATGTGGCTCAAACCGATTTAGCCGTGAATGTAGCACTCCTTGAGTTGGAAATCGCCATTAGGTACGGTGCAATGGGGATCAAGTTCATCAGTGGTGTAGATGATGCATCACGGATCTCTGTTGGTACGGATAAGATTTTATATTTGCCAGAAGGAGCCAATTTCGGTGTAACCAATGCCGGTGGATCACTTTCACAGATTATCGATGCAACTCGTTTCTTAGTGGAATCCACACTGAATAACAACCATATCCGTGCCAAGTATGCTAGAGATGATTCGGGAAATGCACCCAGTGCGGCCAGCCTTTCTATAATCGAAATGGAAAACATGGATGAACGCAGTGCAATGACTGAAGACACATGGCGGCCATGGGAGCATCGCAGATACGAAGTGGATAGAGCCATCCTCCAGGTGGAAGCTAATACAGATGTTGGTTCTGACTATAGTGTTGATTTCCTTGAGCCGAATTATGCATTGACTCCAGAGAGTGAGATTATGCTCTGGTCATGGCGTTTTGATCGTGGCCTTGCATCACCTGAAGATTGGTTTGATTACCATAACCCCGATGCCAGTGATGATGATAAGAAGCAATTCGAAGCGATGCAGTCGGAACAAAAAGAAGCACCGCAGAATAGATTATTAAATATACTAACCAATGACAATAGACCAAGCAGTTGAGGCATATGAGTTACAAATTGAACAAGTCACAGAACAATTTGTTCAGGATATTCAGGAGTTAGAAGATGACGGCATCTCAACAGAAGAGATACTGGCTCTTGTCGCTGCAATTGACTTTGCGACCTATTTTATTGAAGAGTTGGGCTTCATTGCCGGACATAACGCCTATATGGCTGCGACGGAAGACATTCTTGGCAATTTGCGGTTTTTTGGGGCTACATCCGAGCAGCAACTCATGGCTCTCCAGAATATCCAAAGATTCAACATCGAGAGTTTAAGTAGGCATGTAGCTGCGAATATGCAAGCAAGTATGGCACAGAGTATTTCTAGTGGACTGAATAGGACAGAAATGTCTGCACTGATCAAGTCCAACATCAAATCCACTATTCCACGGATCGACAATGTAATCGGCACACAGCTCTCAAATTATGAGCGTGCTATTATTATGCAGATGTCTGCTGATCTGCCTGAGAATCAGTTATATGATTATATAGGTCCACGGGACAACAAGAATCGTCCTGTATGTAGGCAGTTTTTAGATTCATCTCCATTGACCAAGGCAGAGATCCGATCCATTAAGTCTGATGCAATGGAAACCGGTGGTGGGATTAATTGCAGACATAAGTTTATGCCCATCGATGTTTAATTTTTTAAATATGCTCAAGTTTTCAAAGTCTGATATAGGCGCAATGGCTGACAGGACTTTAAGCAGACACAAGAAGCAGATACTCTCCGGGAAAGATGCGCATGGCGATTCATTCGAGCAGTATTCCAAAAGCTATGCAAAGCGCAAGAAGAGCGGTGAGCGCACCCCGGTCACATTGAGAGATACTGGCAAGATGCTGAAAGCATTTCAAGTGCTGAAAGCTGACTATAAGACCAAAGAATTGAAGTTCCGTTACGGGACCAAGGCCAATAAGCAAGGTATCAAGATGAATGAGCATAATGATGGTGCTGGAAATCTGCCAATAAGAAAGATCGCCGATGACCAGGCTTTGGGTACACTGGTTGAGAAAGGTATTGTGCGAGACTTCGCTAACCAGCTTGGTAAAAATTTACAGCGTATGACAAAGACCAAACACATGGTCAAACTCTAAAGGAGGACAGTATGTCCGAAGAAGCAACCAAAACAACGGAAGCACCGCAGATAGCGGAAGGCACTCGATCGCCTGTAGAACCCAAAGTATCGGTAGAGGTGGCTCCTAAAAGCCAAGAAACAACAGTTGACGAAACGCCTGACGTTAGCCAGTTGATTGCCGAAAGCAAAAAGTATCGTAAAAGATCTCAGGCCGCTGAAACAGAACTTGCCAAGTTGCAGAAACAGATTTCATCTGATCGTGAAAAGCAGATGGAAGAGCAACAGCAATGGCAGACACTTGCAGAGGAGCGCCAGGCTCGAATTTCTGAACTCGAACCCATAGTGGAACGAGCGATGAATGAAGAAACGGCTCTTCGTGAGCAAATACTTGCCGAATTCAGCGAAGAGGACCGCGAAACATTTGGTGACCTTCCGTTATCGAAGCTTCGTGCGTTACAATCAAAATTCAATCAAACTAACTCGCGTGTACCGATTGCCAATAATCCTGGTGTACCCGCAAATGAAGTTCCTGAAGATTGGACAAAAATGGACAGGAACGACAGAGCGAAACATTGGGATAAGATTGTGGCATCGTATAAGCGCACCTAATAAGGAGTCTATAAATGGCTAACTATTATGGATTTACTGGTGACGTAACCCAAAAGTCGGACATTGATGTATTTGTCCCGGAACTTTGGAGTGATGGCGTATATCGGTATTTCGAGAAACAACTCGTCTTAAAACCTTTTTTTGACGATTACTCAAGTCTTGTACAAGGAAAAGGCGATAATCTCCATATTCCTACCGTACAGGAAGTGGCCAGTGCAGACAAATCTGCAAACACATCAGTAGATTATACTGCTAATGTGGAAACCACAATCACTCTTGCGATTGATCAACACAAATATGCTGCGAAGCTATTTGAAGACATCGCAATGGTTCAGTCTAATGAACAGTTGTTCGACAAGTATGCGCAGTCAATGGCATATGCTTTGGCTAAAGCAGTCGATACCAAGATTGAAGCATTGCTTCAAACTTTAGGTACAACTCAAACACTAGCTGCGGACAATTCTATGTCTAATGCTGATGTTGAAACTGCTCTTGGAACACTGATGAGCAACGACATCCCAGCAGATGAATGTGCATTCTTCGTGAATCCACTTATCTATGCTGATCTATTGAACTCTAAGGCATTTGTTGCTTCCGGTTCTAGTGCTGGTGTTGGTTTTGGAGCAGATAATGCTGCAATGAACTCTGGTCAAGTTGGAAATCTTTTTGGAATTCCGGTTATGACCAGTTCATTAATTCCAACCACTACTTCAACTGGAATTGAAGCTGCATACCTGGTGCATAAATCAGCAATTGCTGTAGCAGTACAGAGCGATATTAGAGTGCAATCGTCTTATGACGTATCGTACTTAGGCACAAAGGTAGACCACTTTAGTGAATTGCCGTTAGCATAGGTGACTATGTTAATTATTAGCGCGGAATTAAGCGGGGAAGCTAAGTTGAAAAATACGCCAACCCGAACCGAAGGCTACACGAAGTGTAGTCAGGGGCAGAGCATAGGAGATGAAATAATTCTCCCAAGAGGCCGCGCCATCTCCAATGGAGATGAAAAGGTATGCCGATACTCCAGAGAAATTTGGAGATCCAGGATAAAAAGCCTTGGTATAACATTTGAGTTGCCGACATTATCTATGGTGCTGTTATCACCACATCAAACCATGTTAAAGGAATCGAATTTTTGAATCCGTAAACCTTGGTGATCTATACAGCGGACGGTGCTTTGTCATCGTCCGCTGTAATAAATGAAGGAGAGATTTATGATTGTATTAAAAAAAGGAAATCATTACGAACACACTGACTCGCGAGAGATTGCTCAAGCTAAGGTGAATGATGGTTTCGAAGTAATTAAAAACTCATTTGGCGGTCCCAAGATCGTCAAGAAAGCAGAACCGAAAAAGAAGATGTTCAGTAAAAAGAAATAGCTTTTTATTCAGGCTCGTTCACGGTTCGCCACAACCTTAGAGATTAGGAGAAGAAATGGCAACATCAAACCTACACAGATACACTTCCCAAGAAGCAAATAACCGATTAGGTGGAGGCGGTTATGATTACGTTACAAATGCCACCGTCAATTCCCATACTTATGTAGCTATCCAAGCATTATCAGTTGACTGCGTTGTGACAGCAGCTACATCAGTTGACACTGATATATGGGACACGCTTTCATCCGTTACATTATTAGCTGGCCAGACAATTTATGGCGAATGGTCATCTGTCCAGATAGCAAGCGGCGACTTCGCAATAGTTTATAGGAAATCGAGTTAATCATGGCAAACTTACATAAAAGATCAGTACAAGAGGCACTCAATGCTACAGTAGGCGGAGGATGGACAGTTAATTCTCCTGGAACTGCGGGTTCAAGTGCAGACGTAACAAATTCAACCCATTTAGCATTAGCAACGATGACTTCCACGATTGGAGTCTATTCAGCGGTG